ATGGGGTATCCAGAGAACGGATACGCCAGATCTGCCTGGAAGCCGGGCATATTACCCGTAGAGACAAAATCGAGCCTAAAGCGCACAAAATGCTTGAACAGCGTATGGCCAGGAAACTGGCGCGCCTACATCGGATTAAAGAGATCTCCGAATCCTGGAAGAAAGATTCATCCATACCTGAATTGTCCCTTACAATCTTCGGGAACGATAAACCTGGGAACCGAGTCATAACCAGGATTGCTAATCTGCGGCACACCTATGGAACAAAAATGTTCCCGTACCGTCGTCCAAAGCATTGGACTCGTATGACCCAGGAACAGCGAGCTCAAAAGGTCGTAGACATTTCCAAGGAATGGAATGCCAATGGGAGTATACATCGGGTACAAAAACTGTTCGGTTACGCCAACTACGCTTCCGCCAGTGCTTCCATGCACAGTATGCGCAAGAAATGGCCGCATCTGTTCATTTCACAGAAAGAAATCTTAAACCGGAAGATCGCTGAAAAATCAGGCCAGAATCCTGGCGAATTTCAGGTCGTAAAATGAATGTGGATTGTAGTCGGGGTCGGACAAGGCTTATGGCACGGTACGAGGACTTACTTTCCCTTTAATCCGTGATGGGTAGCGAGTGGACACCTGGCTGCAATCCCAAAACAACAACAAACAATGAAAGGACAAATAAAATGGAAATGATAATTAAGTTCGATAAAACGTTCGATTGGTTCGATGTGCTGGAAGGTCTGGCCCAAGGAAAAACAATAAATGAACGAACCTTTACGGCTCTACATCAGAGAGCATCGGATTGGCCAACTTGTGCTTGCGGGCAGTTATGCAAGAAACTGTCATCAGAGTACGATGGAATCCCGAAAGATAATCAACTCAGACTGCTCGGGGTAAAGTTTTCGCAATATGTTAGCTCGAAACAATGGATTAAAGCGTTAGAATGCTTTAACAAAATCGAGCAACGTAGCGCGGAACTGTTGGGACTTAAACTTGTACCCAGACATCCAAAGCAGTCGAAGCAGAAAGTAAGTCCGGGAAAACCGTTTGCGGTGCAAATGATCAATGCATCGGATTTTGCTCAGCAACGTGCTTAACGATCGATAATATAAGGGCGGTGGCGGTTCAAACCCTCTCCGCCTCAAACTAAAAAAGGAAATTACAAATGAATGAATCAGCATATAAAGGGCAGCACGACCCTATAAACGCGCCTATTAACCAGCCAATAAAGAGCGAGCAACCGCAAATATGGGGCAAAACAATGAAATGGTTGGAAAAGCTGTCAAAGGAATGCGAGCAACCTCAGGAACCGAAGGGGCCACCACATCCAGATTACCCGTTGATAAAAGAAGAACACGTTAAATACATTCATTTCGAGCAACCGCAGGAGTGGACTTGCAAAGATGGTGCCGTTTACCCAGCCACGAATGAGGGGTGGCCGATGCGCCATAAGGAGCACGCGCTAGAAGTCGTAGTCGCACACAACGCCGCCCTCGCCGACGAGGTGGTAAAGCGCCGAGAACTGTGCGTTCAAGCCGTGAAAGACGTTGAAGCGTTGAACGTGAGCCATGATGCGCTTGAACAGCAACTCTCCAAAGAGCGGGAGAGGACGGAAAATCTACGCAGGATGTTACGAGAATCCGAAGCTCTCACGCAGAGAGCACAAGATGGGTGGGAGAACTGCATGGGCATCCGAAAGGATTGGCAGGAGTTTGGAAGCAAGCTGTCGAAGTTTCTGGATGGAGTTACAACCGACGAATGGCTTGAATCGGCCAAGCAGCTGAAACAGCAACTCGCCGCATTGGAAATTGCTATAGGTGAGCGTTCTGATGAACGTGACCAACTAGCCAAGAAACTCGCCGCCGAGCAGGAAAAGGTCGAGAACCTGCACAAGATACTTGGACACAAACGCGAAATGATCAAAGCCGAGCGGGAGACAAAGGAAAAGGCAATAGAGGCGTGGGGCAATCGTAACTTGAAACTTGCAGAGCAACTCGCCGCCGAGGAAAATGAACATGGGAGGATTCAGGCGAATATCGCCATGCAGGTTCAAGAGCTAACTCATAAGCTTGCCGTCGAACGAGAAGCAGCACAAAAGCTTTGCGAGATTTACTTTAACATCGCAGAAGAAGCTGTCGGGGAAGATGAAGTCAGGCGCAAGCGTGACGAGGCGATGGCAAAAGTTGTCAATTTAAAGTAGATGTGGATTGTAGTCGGGGTCGGACAAGGCTTAAGGGGTTCCCGTGATTGGTACACGCCCTACTTCCAAGAGGGCTGCTGCCGAAGAAACAAGGCAGGTCGGGGAATCCTGTTGGCCACGTAGCCAATCGTGGATGGATAGCGAGTGGACACCTGGCTACAATCCCAATAATTTGACTGCCGTGGCTGTGCTGCCCGAGCCAATTCCGCGTGATGGGAACCGTCCCATTGAAATATCTCGAAAGAGTAAAAGCGGTGACGGCGAAGCGAAGGACTACGGTCACCGTGAAGTCACGGCTAGTCCTGAACGAGAGAGCAATCATACTGAAGGCGCGGTTAAGACCGCTAAGGGCACTTCGGACTCTCGAGGCGGCAGTCAAACCCCCAGAACAGGAAAGGAGGTGAACACATATGCCAGATAAGCAAACGCACATACAGGATACCGCGGACGGGAAACGAGCAAGTTACCCGAACTACACGCCAGAAGGGATCAAACAAACCATTGATAACCTGGACCTGGGAGATAAGCAGTCGATCGTCGATCTGCTCTTTGCAGTAGAAGCTGCCTACGTCTCAAAAGGATATGCAGCGGACCTGATCAAGCAGCGATTTGAATATTCTCGGACGGGAGAGACAGAAGGCCCATCTGAATCGAGCGAATCGTGACGATGCACTCGCAGTCCAGGAGGTGATCCTCGCGATGCAGATCCTTCCAGATCTGCTCAATGCGACCGGTGCGCTTATTCTGGAGCTGCACCTTCATCTTCGAATTGAGCTGCCGCTGGTAGCGGTCGCTCACATTCGCGGTGATATGCCAGATAGTTGGGCTGGCATATCGAAGGGACGATACTATGTCGAGTGCTCCACCTTTGCTGTACTTGACGTAGCGCGCCCTTTCCAGCGTCCGGGATTCCCATGCTGTGCCTAAGTGTGGGTCCCGGAGCTGGACCGTGCTGTAGATCCGCTCAATGCGGGTGCCGTTGGGTTGCCGGTGCCAGAAGAACTTGGTGTCAGTACCCCAGGCGCCACGCCAGTCGTGCTCGATAATCATTTTCCCCACCTGGTTGGGTCGGTGGGCCATGTCCAGAAGAACGTTTTCGCCGGCTACCTTATAATCCTTCTGCAGTTTGCAAAGCTCGTCCTCAGTTTCGACCCGGTCGGCGTACAGAAGCCAGCTTTCGCCATTAGGTCGGCTTCCAGAAGGGGGCGCCCAGGAGCGCACTACCACCCAGAAATGGTTTTCCTGGACGTCGACTCCCATGACTGGGGTAATTTCTTTCGGCAAGTCTACGGGGCTGTAATGCTCTATTTGGATGTCGACGGCATCGAACATGCGTTCAGCGTCCCAAATCTCCGCCAGCCAGCTGTTGATGAAGTTCTGCCGGCCGCTTAAAAAGTGCTTGGAGGCAATCCATTTTGCGGCGATCGATCCAAGGGAAGTCTTGGGTGAAAGGATCGAGTAAAGACTCGAGATATGGTAACCGTAGTCCCCCTGCTCCGCTTGGAAGTTATGCGCCTTCCACTCTCCCTCATTGAGCATGCTGGGTCGTTCGTGGTCCCCAATCTCTCCGCCACATTCCTGACATCGGTAGAAAGCATTGCGCGCCACTTTGTTAACATCCCACACACCGTCTGTTTGACTTTCTTCCACATTTTCTTTCCACCATCGAAGCCCACAATCTCCGTGGATTTCACTTTTACAGCTAAATTTTAGAATGATCCGTCTCTCACATCGGGGACAGGGCAGATAGAAGTAGCGTTGGTCGCTTTTCAAAAAGGCTGGCCAGATCATCCGTGCTTCCGTGGTCGGTGTGCTTGCCTTCACCACCAGGGGAAAAGGGAAGGTCTTGGTTCGTTCTTCGGCCAGGTCCAACGCAGCCGCCTCGTATTTAGACTGTTCCCCGAATTTGTCGCATTCATCCATGTTGAGTATCCCGCAAGGGAAACTCGCCAGATTCGCCGGGGAGTTACTCCCCACGAACTTCAAAAACATGGTGACGAAGTGCTGCTCCATGAAGGCGAAGAGGTGGCGGTCCACTTCCCCGCGGCCGGTGCGAGGCATA